ATGTTTTCCAATCGTTACTTATGGTAACATCAGAACTAGCCATCCAATCTGTTTCAGCTAATAAATTATTTCTTTTGTTTCTTAAAACAGACATTCTTTGTACTAATGTTCCTTCTAAATTTTGTTTATCTTCTGCTTGTTTTGATGCAATCTCTGCATCTGTCATTTCAATTTCAATGCCATCCACAATCTTTTTCATGATGCTACTATCCCATACAAACTAAACGTACCCTGTGCAACATTGCCACTTGCAAATTGAAACTTTAAATTATTAATCGCTGTTCTATCAGAATTTGACGAACCTATAATTTTTGCAGCACCTTCCCACCAATAGTCATTACCAGTATTATGTCCACCATCATTGTCATGAGCTCCAATACAATCATAACGGAGTGCTTTATAACCAGTAGTTTGTCTTAACCCAATAAAAGTTATAGTTGCATTAATACCCCTATTTGCAGTACTTTCTGTACCAGCACCTAATTGTACGTTAAACGCAGAATTACCAGTTGTTCCAGCATTACCAGAAGCAAGAGATGCTTTCAAATCGTGGTATCGCATATGTTGTTCAGCATATATATCATAAGCTGTACCATTATTATCTGATAAATAAACCAAAAGTGCTTGTCCGTTTGTTGCACCTGCTGCAAATCTAATAGTAACTTTATAGTCCATATATGTATCAGTTATTAAAGACGAACTAAAAGTTACATTTGCTACACCACTAGAAACTGTGGTTGTATTAAGATGTACCATTCCAAATGTGTCACTAAGTTTTGCATTTGTTATATTTGAATCTGCTATCTTTGCTGTGGTAATTGCAGAATCAGCCATGCCACTTGTTCTTACTTTAGTTAAAGCCATCGTTACTCCTTATGCGTAAGGACTGTCACCAAGTACAGATGTATCCCACGCTGCTTTTAGTTTAGCGATTGTATCTGCATTTGTAATTGCACTTGCTGCAGGTGCATCTCTCAATGCTTTCTTCTTATTCTTACTTGCAGTCTGTGCATCGCTGTCAGCATCTTCTAGTGCTTTCATGTATACTACATCTTCAGCTTCTAACAAAGGTTTTCTTACTTCTCTAATTTTTGCTTTAAATATTTCTTTAGCTTTAGTCATATCTTCAGCTATAACTTTACCAGAAATTGCCCAAGCATTTCTAAAATGTCGGTCAGATGGCTTTGATGAAACAGTTGAAGCATCAATCTGGTTGCCATCCTTATCTACGATAAAACTTGTCATATGTTTCTCCTTATGCTGCTAGTTCTATATCATCAGTTATCTGCCATGCATTTCGCCATTGACGATGTTCAGGCAGTTGATGTGTTTGGCATATAACCATCTTTGGTTTATTACCTTCATCCCATGTTCGCCATACACGTTGTGGGATATCTTTTTGGATTAGGTATTCTATTGCTTGTTCTTCTGTCATTGCTTCAATCGGTTTAGTGTTATGCAACAAATACCCTCTCGTATGTTTTACAAAATCAGGTTGTGCTTCGTCTTTTGCTAATTCCCAATATACTTCAACAGGTGGTAGTATGCCACCCTGTAATGCACAAGCCATCCAATTAGGGTCAGGAACTAATATCTTTGCAGGATTATCCATATCCTCTGGGTCTTCATATACTACTCGTATATCTGATTGCACTTTCTCTAGGTTCTCTTTTGCCCAATGCAATCGTTCCCATAGATGTGTTCCTTGAAACTCTGGTGTTTTTATCATGCTAAATCTCCCATAGCAATTGTACCTTGTCTATTAGTATCTACTAAACTACCACCTTCATAATGATATGTTAAAATAGTGCTAGTAGTTTGTCCTTCAAAACTTGAATGTACATTAGTTCTAGTAGATGCATCTTGGCTATTAACTGATGCTGAAAAACCATCATTAGACATATTGTTAGTAAAATTATTAGTATAATTACCTGTGCCATTATCTGTAGTGCTACCTACATTAAAGCTATCTCTAGTAGCTAAAGTGCTAGTTCCATTAATGTTACTCCAAGCCTTTGCCACACCATTAAATAAATAACTCGTATCAATAGACTTTTCTGTACTTGTGTTCTTAGCATCAGAAGTTGTCAGCGTATCAAATTTTAAATTACCAAAAGCCATTACGCTAAGTCTCCTACAAACTGATTAGTAACATAGTGATAATCTGCCACACCTTGTGCACCAGCATTACCATACGCTGATACAATTTCACAACTTCCTGTATCTATGTCGTTTCTATTATGAACTTGTTGTGTGTAATGATTATCAATTACGTCTTCATTTGCACCATGTGTTCCTGCATGACCATAGCCTTCTGCTGCCCTAAAGTTATTTGTAAAATTAGGTTTATGAATACCTGACGCTACATCTGTATAGCTACCAACATTAAAACTATCAGTAGCAGAAATTGCTCCACCACTATGATTTCCTGCATACCAAACTTTGGTTAAACCTTGTTGCAGATTAGTAGTAGTAGAACCACCTTCACCTGTTACAACGATTGAACCTGCTGAAGTTGTGCCTGTAAGAGTGTTGACTTTAGCTGTACTCATGCTAAGTCTCCACACATTGTTGCATTTAAATATGCATAATCAGCAATCCCTGATGCACTAGCTGAAGCGTATGCTGTTACAAGTTCTATACTACTTGATGTCACATCATCATCTTGTTTTGGTTGAACATTGTAAACATGGTCAGTAACATCTGATGCATGACCCATACAACCAGATACTGTATATATTTTGTTTCCTCCAAAGTTATTAGTAAATGCTATTGTATAATTACCACCTGCAACATCTGTTGTAGAACTACAATTAAATGAATCATTAAAAATAGCATCTCCACTATCATTTGTTGCAGTAAACCAAGTTTTTACTAAGCTTTGCACAAGATTTTGTGTATTGCTAGTGCTGTTGTCTGTTTCATACACAGAAGTATTTTTTACTCTTATGTCTACTCCTGCTGTTCCACCAGTTTTTCTAATTGTATCTGCTAGTAATGTACTCATAAAGTCACCAATGTCCCACCTGACTCAATCGTAAGTGTCACTCCACTTGCAACTGTAAATGGACCTGTTACGTTAGCATTTTCTGTAGCAAGTATTGTTATGTTCGCTGTCAATGACTGAGCATTTGTTCTAAATAATCCACCACCTTTAAAGTTACCTTTGTTCTCAGCGGCAGGTGTTATTGTTGATGCTTGAGGAGCTAGGTAGTTTACAAATATGTTACCTGTTCCACTTGAAGGTGCGGCAGTAAAAGTTAAAGTTGTACCATCAGGTATTGTGTAAGCTGCCGTATCCTGTACCACACCATCTACAGATACAAGAACGTCTTGCACAGAACTTACAGTTGTTGTCAACGTAAATGTTGTATCACTGCCGTCACCATTAAATCTCTGTACGGCTGTTGTACTTTGATATGCTGTTGCTACATCTTTACCTATGTATGGCATTAGGTTATCTCCATGATACTCATTGTAGCACTAATTTTATCAGCTACAGAACAGTCTACTTTAATAATATCAGTTGCTTCCAAAACTAATTTATTTCCTGCCATAACCTCAATACTACTTCCTGCTGGTACTGGAACATCTTTTAACAAGTGAGAAACAACATCAGCACTTTCGTTGTCTGTTACTGTGACAGTAGCCGTAACTTGAGAAGTATGTACATTACATAACATTAATCCAAGAACGATTGTTGTTGTGCTGCTTGGAACAGTATATAATGTATCTGGTGTTCCTGCACTACTTGGCATTAGTGCATTGTTTTTAAGTTTAAATGTATTTGCCATATTTTATCCTAACGCTATTGCTAATGCTGTTGCTTCATTAGATGCTGCTGTTGCTGTTGTCTTTGCATCTATCTGTGTTTGTATTGCTGATGTCACACCATCTAAGTGACCTATCTCTGTTGATGTAACAGCACTTACAATAAGATTACCACTACCATCTGACACTAATGCCCTTGATACTGTTAAGTCTGCCATCTTACTAAATGCTATTGCTGCATTTGATGCTACACTTGCGTTGACTACAGCGTTTGATGCAAGTTCAGCAGCACCAACAGCATCGTCTGCCAACATAGAATTTTCAACAGCACCTGCTTGTATTGTAGCTGATCCTGTTACGTTACCTGCACCAGTAAAACTAGCAGATGTCCAAACAACATCTCCTGTCATTCCAATAGTTCTACCTGTAGCTAATGCTGTGGCTGTGTCTGCATTACCTGTTAAAGCACCTGTAACATTTGCTGTAATCGCATCTGGCAACCCAATCGTTATTGTTCCTGAACTCTCTCCAACCACAACTTCATTACTTGTTCCTGAAAAGGTAAGTGTACCACCTAACGCTATAGCTGTTGAGCTAGAAGCATCTGCTACAGTTATGCTTGAGTTAGCTAGTTTAGCATTAGCTATAGACCCTGCTAACTGTGCATTTGTAATTGTTCCTGACAATGAACTTGTAGGATAATTAGTTGCATCTGATAAATTAAAAGCAGGAGTAGCATCACTTGCTCCTAAATCTAGAGATATTCCTCCAAAACTTACTGAGTCATTTGCTAGTTTACTATTAGCAATACTACCTGCAAGTTGTGCATTTGTAATTGTTCCTACTAGTGAACTTGTAGGATAGGCAGTTGCATCAGATAAATCAAAAGCAGGTGTTGTATCACTTGCACCCAATGCTAAAGATACACCACCAAAGTTAATAGAAGAGTTAGCTAGTTTTGAATTTGCAATTGCTGCACTAGATTTTATATCAGCGTTAACAATGTTTGTTATTGTATTACTATCTGAGTCAATAGTTTTATTAGTTAAAGTTTGTGCTATTGTTGTAGAAACTAAATCTGATGTAGTAGTAACATCAATACCATGATCAGGAAGTCTTAATGTATTAGCCGCTCTAGCAGAATGTGGTGCAGCTAGAATTGTTTGACCATGACTGTTTGCTTCACAATTAAGAACAAGTGCTCCTGCGTTATCATTGCCTTTAACTACAACTCTACCAGTTCCATGTGCCGCAAGATCAATATCTTGATTGGATGCTGTAGTTACAATATCTTGTCCACCTAAGTTTAAATTACTAGCTAGTGTTCCAAGACTGGTTAAACTAGATGCAGTTACTGTTGATTTAAGTGTATTACCTGATAATGTTCCTGCTGCGGCAGTTACAGTTATATCACCTGTTCCATTAAAACTTACACCATTAATTGCTCTAGCATTTTCTAAAGCAGTAGCAGTATCAGCATTGCCTGTAACATCACCTGTGATATTACCTACAAATGT